ATTAGTCTCTTGCGGCTCGATACGCCTTGACGCATACCGGGAGCCGACCGTCTCAATCTGGCCAACGATGTGTTCCTCGAAGGCAGGCCAGCTAAACTGGTCAACTGCCTCTAGTCCCATGCCACGCATACGCGCGAGCTTCTTTGGGTCGCGCTTAAGAGACAGGATAGTCTTAGCGATTTCCTGCGGATCGAGGTTCGCGTATCTGGTGCCGCTCTTATGGATTTCCCAGTCAGACGGCAGCATTCCTACACCACCGCCTAGACGGGCAACCTCCCATCCAGCGGCGTACTTTGTCACTGCCACCGGAGTACCTACAGCCATAGCTTCGGCAATCGGGAGCCCAAAGCCCTCGACCTGAGACGGCAGGACGAACAAGTCGGCAGAACCCATAAGTTCACGAAGACCGGGGACATCTAGGTCCCCAACTTCAGGGACGCCTGCTCCGAACCCAGCCATCAGGGGATTGAACACAACATCTGGACCAACGTTAAAACCCGCAGAAATTTCTGGCAGGTTCCACCCTTCGAGCCAGTAGTTCTGAAACGGAACGGTGTGGAGGTACAGGAGGATATCCTTCTGATTATACCTGTGCTTGAGGATCGAGATAGCCTCGATCAAGCGTGTGAGTTGCTTCCTTCTTACATTTTGGGCAACGCAGACGACGACAAACTTATCGTTCCAACCGAGACGTTCCCGGTACAGAGTCCGTTCTGCATCGGCCATAGGGAAGAAAAGCTCCCTGTCAACGCCGTGATAGACCCACGGCACGTCCTTACGCAAATCGCGTAGAACGATGTCATGACCGTACTGCGAGCAGGTGGAGAAGTCAGCTACACTGAGAACTCCACGCCACGCACTGTTGATGATCGGTTCACCCTCAATCGGCACATATGCCGTAAAGGGAATTCTTACCGGGATGCGGGAAGCCATTGCCGTGATAGAACCGGGATCGCCGGTCATGTAAATCGCGTCAGGCTCGAATTCCTTGTCCTCGATCACAGCCACCAGACGAGACAGGCCCATAGGGTCGTTCATCGCTGGCGTGAACTGCTTAAAGGAGAGCTTCGAGTCCACTTCCTTCGGTGCGTACTGTAGGCCCGTCACCGACGCTACTTCCATCCCCTTCGTCAGGAGACTCGCCAGCACTCGGTTGTTCACTCTCCCGAAACCCGTCGTCGCTAGGGGACTGTCCCCTACCATCAGAACCTTCATCGTCTTCCTCGCTCTCGGCGGTTTCTGCTGCGGTCTGGCCGCTCAGGACAAGGCCCGGAAGGTCGTAAAGCTCAACCCTTTGCCCGGTGTCCGCATTGATTGTGTAGCCTCGCTGCCAAGCAGCCTGAGCCCACACAATTCTTCCGTCAGGGATGACAATTACGCCATCGTCTACCGGAAGGTGACCATCATAGAAGTAGAATGTAAGCCTAGGTGGTCGGTTGTGAAGTTGATGCCTGAGTCGAAGTGCCATCTAAGTAGCTCCATTGTAGCAGAGAGGGCTGGCTAAGCCAACCCCCTCCACAACATCATTCACCTACTAGCTTAAGCCGGAAGCAAGAAGTTAGTAAGATGGACAGGACGGCCTTCGAGTGCGAAGCCGAAGTAGCCCTTAATCATGAAGTCAGTCGAGTCCTTGGTCTTGGCCAGTTCCTCGAACGTGAAGTCCTGATGTACGAGCAGCTTGGCGTCTGCACGGCGGATGAACAGGATGTCAGTGTCAGTCTCCCAGTGAAGGTCGGTGACAATTGGCATACCGTCATACGAAAGAACACGGAAGCCTGCGGCTACCTCAGTCCTGTCGTTGAACTGCTGCTGTGCCTGCAACATACCGTTGATGGCACGACGAACCCTACGGCTCGTGATAATCAGGTCAACTTCGCCGCGAGCGGCGTCGATGGCCTCATCGATCAGAGCGAGGGACAGGTAAGCTCCACCAGCATCAACGACGCCAGAACCGGTTGGACCCCAGTTGGTTTCATCGTTGGTGTCGATCTGGTAGAGAATACCGGTGATGTCGTTAGCAGCACCTTCGGCGGTCGCAATATCCGTGCTCAACTTCTCGACCAAAGCGCGGCTGTGAGCCTCAACTTCGAGTGCAAGAGCGTTGAACAGGGAACCTGCGGCACGCTGCATTGGGCCGGTGACTTCGCCTCTAGAGTAGAGGTAAGCAACCGACTTGCTGACCTTAGCGTAGGTGCTCTGCGATGCAGCCGGGAGAGGGCCACCGTCAGTGCTCCACGATGCGGTCGGCAGGGCGTCACGCCTACGGATGAAGTAGGTGTTCGTAGCCCAAGGGACGCGGTTCACGATGTTAGCCAGAACTGGCTCCTTCGTGGCGTAGTCCCTAATAGCGCCATCTACAACCTCAGGGATGAGATAAGCGCCTGTGGATGCAAGGTCAAGAGCCTTGCGTACAGTAAGCTGGTCCACTTTCTACCTTCCAAACGCAGCGACTTGCTGCGGATTAACGACCCTTCGTGTGAAGGGCGAATGCTGTACGGAGCCTGTCTCCGGGCTCAGCCTTCGAAAGAACTTCCTCAATCGTGCTGATTGCGGACTTCTCTGCATCGGTGAGCTTCGGAGGAAGCTGAGTACGCGGTGCGGACTCAAGCTCAGCAATACGCTCGTTTGCCTTCTCAAGGGCTGCTACGACATCTGCCAAGGTCGGTTCGGAAGCATCCGTCGATGCATCGGACTTCTCAGTAGTAGTGTCGCCAGCCTCGGAAGCCGACTTTTCTGCGGAGCTATCACTCTCAAGAACGCCAACGTCCATGAGCAGTGTGGTCATCTGGTCATACAGGCCCTTGAATTGAGCAGCCGTGGCTGCCGAAACCTTCCTGCCTGCCTTCTCGACGCCAGTGTCATCATCAGTCTCGTCTTCCGACTTCTGAGAGTCCTTAGCGTCATCCACAGTCTCATCAACTGCGGCTTCATCAGTATCTTCAACGCCTTCGCCAGTCTTGCTGTCGGCAGCGTCGTCGCCCTGCGGTGCGTCCTTAACGTCGCCGTCAAGAGGTTCGCCGTTCTTCTGTGTCTTCACGGGATTGTCTCCTGCTGCGTCATCAGACGCATCGGTTACAGACTTGGCCAATACCGTTCCAAAGGACGGATACCAAGCGGGACGGGTCGTATTAGAGATTTCATCAAGAATGACATTCTTGAAAGTACGAACCGTCTTTCCTAGGTCTTCGACAAAATCGTCAGACCAATCAGTTACAGTTCCATGCACGGACATTCCGTACTGCTTCCCCTTCTGAACCTGCTTGTACAGGTAATCAGCGGCAGGGTTGTCGTCATCGAGCTTAACCTCGATACCGAGATGGAAGTGTTCGTTAACCCAAGCCTTAGTGATAACACCCAAGTCACGGAGCACGCCATCAGGGGCGTGCGCATCACGGTAAGTCAGCGGGTAGTCAGCACCATTGCTGGCGTTGATTTGGTCAGAGAACTTCTCGATAGCTTCAGGATGCATCCTTTCGCCATCAGTATCAATCTCAGGACCAGAGGCATAGCCAATAAGGTATCGACCATCATCGCGCTGTTCGCTCTTGGTAATGGGGAATGTGAACTTGAATGTTGCCTTTTGGCTCATGTTACCTTACTCCCGGTTGCGCTCAGGCGCTCCCGGTCCCCTTACCCGCTTCGCCCCTGCGGACTCAGGCGCGGGTGCGCCCGATCCCGACTGAGGTTCACCGGGTGGTTGATTTTCAGTGCCCTGCCCGCTAATAGGCTGGCCTGTAGGTGCAATCAATCTCTTGGCCACGTCGTCCAGCCATTCAACCGGGATAGCTCCTGCGGCTGTCTGGATGAAGTGAACATCACCACCGCTAATCGGTGGGAAGCCAAGCTCACCCTTGACTTGGTTAACGGACATTGCTCCGATACGCTCAGCCTCAGCAAACAGCTTCATGCTTTCGAGAAGGTCACGACGGCTGGCGTCATTCTGTCCAAACAGGACATCATCCCACTTGAACATTCCGAGAATGAGCGCGTTGTTAATTTCTTCCTCAACGATAAGCTGCAACGGAGCGATGTTCTCCTGCCTGAACGTGTTGTCAGCTTCCTTAGAGGACGAGCGGTTAGAGTCTTCGGTAATGCCGATCTTCGATGGGTCAACGTCAAGAACCGAAAGGATTTCCTGACGGTTGAACTTACGACCTTCGATGAACTGCATTTCCTGTCTGGTCGAAACAGACTTCTCTACCGTTACGTCACCTTCGAGAACCATCGGCCTGTGAGCATTCTCGACACCGGCATAAACCTGTTCAAGGTACTCGCGGTTCCTTTGGGCTTCATCAAAGGTGGAGTTCTTCATATTGAAGATAATTCCGGTATGAGCGGAATTCTCAAAGAACTTTTCATTGAACTTCATCGCAAACAGGTCGGATGCGACGGTCAGTTCGAGAGATGTCAGCAAGCTCAGACCACGGACATCGTTATCAGGGTCATCAAACTTGAACTGAACAATATCTTCTACGTCGTACTCAATGGCGTCTTCGCTAGGTCCGTGAGGGCCATAGCGCCACTTGGCAATCTCGCCGCTTGACATTTGCTCATCCATGTACATAGGATGCAGGCGACGAGCGCTGATTGGCTTGCCATTTCCACTCTTGATAACTAGCCAGAACGCTTCACCGTAGATGAGCAAGTCCTTATAGGACACCCTGAGAAGCTGCGATCCATTAGACTTACGGAAGAACAGGTTGAGGTCACGTACCTTTTCCTTCGGCACTTCCTCGCCAACCTCGGCTGGCATGAACCTGTATCCGTTGACAACAGCTACACGAGCTACCTTCTCAATCGCTGCTCTAACCGTTGGGTGCTGCCTGTACATCTCGTAGAATGTAGCGTAGCGGCCACGACGGGAGCGGTCGATGTAGAGAGTTTCACCTGTCGGAGTCAGCCCGAGAACACGGATGTTGGCACTAACCTTGCCCGGTGCGACAACTCCGACCTGAGCCTTTTCAACTGTGGTCTGAGTCGTCTTACGACGTGTTCTTGTGGTTGCCATTGTCTTCCTTACGGATGTAGAATACCCAAGTACAGCTAATACCTCTCGGGTTATCCACTCTCACGGACCAACTGTTCTTGTCTAGCTTGAACCCGGTCACGTCACCACGCTCAACCGCCTTGCGCACATGGCGCAGGGCAATCTTCACCATGGGGTTGATTTCGGTCTTCGAGACGAGACGGTCGAGTTCTCGCGTATCCATTACTCAGGAGAGGTCCACTTGACGATTGCGCCGCACTTGCGGCATGGTCCCTCAACAGAGCCACGAATAATTCGGTATAGGTCACGATGCTTGATCGCTAGGCGCTCACCAGTAGCGTACCCAAAAAGGGTGCCACAGGCGCACCTAACTGCAATCGGCTTCTGATCCATGGCTCTTGGCCCTCACTTACAGGACTCGGATGCGCGGAGGAACTCGATCCCTGCCGTACAATGCCAGCATCAGACTCCAAAAGTAGTCGTCTGGCTCACCTGCGAACTTAAAGAAGTTGGTTTCAGTCTTGGTTCTCTTGACGCCGTGGATTTGACGCCTGAGGTCACCAATATTCGGCCAACTTACTGTGCCAAGCTGCATCTCGCCCTTGAACTTCGTGGCCCACTGCTCCTTGATAGGATTGGTGAACACGATACCCTCGACGTTGACTCCTTGGAATTCGCGCTTGGCGTCTTCCACGAACTTAACTCCGGGTCCAGTCTCGTCAATCGAGACTCTGTTGGGCTTAACAGCCTTGATAAGTGTCTTAAGGTACTCGAACTGCTCGTTATAGGTATCTTGACTGGCCCGAGCGTAGCGAACGATCTTTCGACCATCCTTGGTATGCTCGACAACCGTGAAAACGGTCGAGTCGTGCGTCTTCGCTAGGTCAACACCGATACTCATGAAGCTGTCTGGATCGGGAGCGAACAGGTTGTTCCACTCGCGCCAGACTTCTAGCTCAGAGTCGGTGCAGGCTACGATCAGGTCCCAAGTGTAGTAAGCTGTAGCCTCGTCTGCGAAGCTAGCCTCATACTCTGTCTGCCAACCGATCAGGTCGCCACCAAAGCCATCCCAAATGACCTTGAGCTTGTCGGTACCGTACTTGATTACCCGATCCTCACTGCTTTCCATACCGGCAGCGAGCGCCAGAGCCTCCTGATAGTGCTCAGGCTTGACCATGGCCGAGCATTCCCACCAAGGCACAGCGTGTCGGCTGTACTGTGGGTAGGCTTGCTCGTTTGTGAAGATGTCGTAGAACAGTCCAGATTGCCCCAGCGGCGTGCTGATAATTGTCAGACGGCCCGATCCTCGGGTAATGGCTGGCATGGCTGCCCGATAGAGCTTTTCGGCGTCTCGAATATGAGCGAACTCATCGAAGTAGACATCCTTGCGTCCACCACGGACGGCAGCGGATGCTGGCTGACTGATGATGACGCTCGTGTGGGGCGGCTTGTGCCACGAAATTTCGTTGACGGCATCGGTCCAGAGCACAGGCTTGAACACAGGGTCCGTCTTCCTGAACTTATCGGGGATCGAAAAGTACAGGTTGCGGGCAATCTCGATCTTGTCGCTAGCCTCCTTCTGGTTGATCGAGACGATGTTGGCTCGATAGGAGTTAGAGACGTTGGCCTTATGCGTTACTTCCCCACCTAGGACAGTTGAGAAGCCAATCTGGCGGCTCTTGTTGACGATGCGGAAATACGCATTATCGTTCAGGAACCTGATCTGGTACGGTTCGAGACGGAAGGGCTGGCCGTCCAACTCCGTTAGTGTTTCCAGCCAAATCGCCGGGTACGCCACCAACAAGGATACCCAATCTTCCGCCGTCAAAGAGGTTTCGGTCTGCAACAATCTTGATAAGCGGCTGTTCGCCGTCCTTTCCCTCATCCTTGGACTTATCCGTCTGATGACGAAGGTTCAAGAGGGACGAAAGCACCTTTAGGCGCTCAGTTACGTCCTTACGGAACACGATCTGCTTCTTAGAACCGATAACCTGACCCTCCTCATCGAACTCAAGTGTCTGCTCACCGTCCATCTCCGCCACTAGTGCAGGATGGAGGTTGCGCCCGAGCAAGAGGATAAGGATGTCCAGTTCTCGCTCCGTGGAGACAGCGCCTCCACCCTTGACGATCTTGCGAAGATAGTCGAAATGCTCAGGAGGGATCAGGCCCTCGAACTTGAGCAGCAATTCGTTGGCAAGCTCTGTTGGAACTAGCGACTTCGACCTGTTCTTGGAGCCCTTAGGACGACCGGGACCGGCACGACGCTTCTCTCCCGATAGGTTCCTCGTGCGAGACGTTGCGCCAACCGCGTGAGGCCCTTCAGTGCTTCTCTTAGCTGTTGTTCTACGCCTGACACTAGGCTGCTCCTCAATCATTAGTTAGACCAGACTTCAAACCTATTGGCTGCCGACCCATCGCCTACAAACAGGCATCCGTCATCGGGGTTAGGTGCGAGGCACTCTCCGGTGCCATTCTCAGTGAACCAATGCCAGAGGAAGTTGGCGTTCAGCCCATCAGCCATGCGACTACTCGTGAAGATGGTCCTCTGCCCTGCTCCCATCTCATTGCCAATGTCGTCACCGATATCCCAACGCTCTGCCGAGATAGTTGCAGTAAGCTGACCGTTGGCCCAGCACCCAATGCTAGGATCATCGTTATCCTTAGTCATGGTGTACTGCTTTACGCCATCAATGTAAAGCTTGAAGCGCCACTTACCGCCGCCGTATGTGTCCTGAAGAATACTGTACTTGTG